TCAGCGCCACAGGTAATATCACAGGTGGTAACCTAAGTGGTACAAGTATTGTGGGCACATTGACCACAGCAGCACAAACCAATATCACATCAGTTGGTACACTTGGTTCATTGACAGTAACTGGCAACATTAGTGGTGGTAACCTAAGTGGTACAAGTATTGTGGGCACATTGACCACAGCAGCACAAACCAATATCACATCAGTTGGTACACTTGGTTCATTGACAGTAACTGGTAATATCACAGGTGGTAATGTACTAGGTGGTGCCAACGTCAATGCCACAACACACACCGGTACAACTGTAAGTGTAACTGGCGCAATTACTGGAGGTGCTATTACTGGTAGCAGTTTAACTGTTACTACTGGCAATATCACAGGCGGTAATATTGTTAATGGTGGCACCAACGGTGTTGGTAATATTGGTAGCGCAACTACCTACTTCAATACTGTGTTTGCCAAAGCTACATCAGCACAGTATGCTGACGTTGCTGAATTGTATGTTGCTGACAAAGAATATGCTCCAGGAACTGTTTTAGATTTTGGCGGCACCAACGAAGTTACTGCCAGCAGTTCTAGTCATAGTGTCAGCATTGCTGGTGTAGTGTCAACTAATCCTGCTTATATTATGAACAGCACTCAAACTGGCACACATCTCGTTCAATTGGCCTTGCTTGGACGAGTTCCTTGCTGTGTAGTTGGCTCAATCCAAAAAGGCGATAGACTAGTATCCAGCGGTATTCCAGGAGTTGCACAACGACTAAGTGCCGATCAATACAATCCTGGTTGTATCATTGGAAAAGCATTAGAGAATTACAATTCTAACGACATTGGAACAATTGAAGTTGTTGTAGGTCGCCTATGATCACCGAGTGCTATCGCAAAGACTACAGTGGAGAGTTTGTGGTCGTTGGAGCCACCTGGTCCGGTGGCAAGAAAAACATTCAACGTGAGTGGGTTGACAACCCCATTAAAAATCATCATATTTCTGGTCGTGCTGTCTGCATAGGCACCCGAGCCGACAAAGACCAATTTGATTATTGCCGACTTCAAAAGCATCGCGGCGGACTATTGGGATCTAAAAAACTACAAACCTATGGCGCAGGTGAAATTGCTTTAGAAATGCGACTAGACTTCACAGTTGAAAAGAACCCAGCAATTTTAGATCAGCTAATTGAAACCGAGTATCACAAACACAATACAATTTATACCAGTCCAAAATATTGTTTTGAGCATCCTGGAGATTTTTACAACATACCACATAACCCTGTTATGCTTGACGTTTGTCTACTGCCTTATCTTGCAGCCTTTGATGGTCATCGAGAAATATTTTTGCTGGGCTATCACAACGATGCTGGCATAGGGCAAAGCAGTTGGGAATCACAAATGCATCAGATAATGAATGTCTATTCGGGAACAAAATTTTATTATGTTGGACACGAGTCTCAGATGCCAAAAGTTTGGAAAGACAGCGCCAATGTGGCATTGATGACCTATAGACAGTTTATTGTCTATGCCGATGTTTAAGTTTTTTCCATCAACGCAATTTTATCTTTTACAGCATCAAAGTTGACAGTGGACCACAGTCCAGGATGCATAGGCCGTGGCCACACACCGGAATCAATCCAGGCCCAACCTACATGTTCCTCATTGAGCGTTGGCGTAAATTCTTGATCTACGTCGCAGAAAAACGTGTTGTAGGCAAACCCATTGTCGGCACTGGTAAATTTTTCTATTGGTGCTAGACGATTGTAATTGGGCATTGATCCTAATTCTTCACAGCACTCGCGTTCAATAGCCTGCATCAGTGTTTCGCCAGGTTTGACCTTGCCACCGGGCAAACCCCAGGTTCCTGGATGCTTGGGATCATTTCTCAACAGATAAAGATATCGTTGAGTAGACTGTGCGTAAAACCAAATACCTACTGCTGAATGTGACATAAAATTTAAAGAACCAGTGACCAAGTTCCGCCAGGATACAGCCCTTGATAACTTTTAATCCACGTATTCCCAGTCCATTCGTACTGTAATTCGGACGTAAGGTTTGTAACATATTGTTTATTTGCCGGACTATTTGACGAATTAAAAACAACAATCCATCTGCTGCCATCGTACTCGACAATGTCATTGGCCTGTGCAATTAAAAATTGATTAAACGCACCAGCCCAGGCCTGTGCATAGCCACTGAAACTGCCGGTATCTTCGGTGAATAGATAACGTTGTCCGGCTGCGGCCGCTGGTAGCCCAGCCCCTGGACCCGACACCAATGGATTAATAACAGCGTTAACTGGACCAAGGGTATTAGCCGGAACAGTATCTATGTCAACGCTGAATAGTAAAAATCTATCGTCTGTGGGATCATAGGCAACTGTTCCCATCACCTCAGTACCATCATCTTGTTCCAGTTTAATTAGACTAACACCTTCTCTTAGCGTGCCATAAGCGCCGACGATGGCATACCACATTAGATTACTTTCTGGAGAATCGGGCGGGGTCAAACTGGTATTGGGCTCATCAACTACCTGTTGCGGACGCAGAGCCTGAAGTTTGTTGCCGATCAACAGTACCTGATAGTTGTAAGGGGTAAACACTTGCCTAGTACCCAACAACAGATCGTTGTCCATAATGGCATTGGCAGCATCACCGTTGGCATCATAAATTGAAGCAACAATGCGCTCTACCACACCTAGTTTTTTAACTTTGGCCGGAGAACTGATCCAAATTGGTAGTTTAAATGTCAGTGTAGAAATGTCAATTGGATCCTCGGTGCCTACAGGAATAGTTCTACTGGACCATCTACTTGAGTCAAGTTCGACCACAGTTAAACTGGTCCAATCAATAAAGTTATCAGTAGATTGTATTTCCAGTGCGGGGTTAAACAAGGGAATAATTTGTTCTAACAGTTGAAATTTTTGATTGGTATTTGATGTCCAAATATCCAAATTGATAGTGAGACTATAAGGAACTGGCATTAGCCGTTCAATAGTAAAGGCATTTCCCTGGGTAACCTCATAGGAATCTGTAGTTTCATCGTAGGTACGCTGGCGAACATTCATTTTATTGACAAAATAAGGCTCTTGCATCCTGGGACGATCATAGTCCAGGCCAGTGATATAAAAAGTCATTAAAGGTGTGCTGGGCAAAAAGTTAGGTGAATTATTTTGAATTACTGTCTGCACCTGTCGGCTAGAGTCACCATAGCGTACCGGAACACGCAGTAGTGTGTGTTCGGTGCCTTCTTCATTACGGCCATACTCAACTTGAAAGTTTGAAAATATTCTAGCAAACTGTAGTAAGAATCGACGAATTTGTTCGTCATAAAAGAACATAGGGCCAGCCATTATGAATTCCTATACGGTGGTGGATTGGGCGGTAAGTTACCACCTTGGTTGCCGTTGTCTGCATTTGGTTTAAGAATCTCAGACAAACTTTGACGGCTTGGAATATTGCCTTGATCCGTAGTTGGAACGGTGTAGGGATTGTTGACAAAACCAGCACGAAGTGTCTTGGCATTTTCTGCAAAGTCAAGTCCAGTACGAACCTTATCTTCGATCTTGGTCCAGGATGCTCCGTTGAAACGAAACAGTCGGTTGGGGAAATAATCGAGGCGCAGACAATAATCGCCAGCAGTAGGATTTGGCGGAAAACTAACACCCGGAGTTACAGGCAGCCCGTTCGGTGCAATACCATCACCAGTTAGATAACCCAGTGTATAACCATCACTGCGTGGAGTTGTACCTTCACCGCCTGCTGTATTATCGGCGGTGGGGCTAGAATCGTCGGTGGTAAGGCCATACTGCGCTGGTTGTCCATCTACGGTGGTTGGTAGTATATAAAATTTTACAGTATCGTAACCACTGAGTGGTAATTCGGCCTCTGCTTGAATTAAGATAGCATCGTTAAGTTCAAGATCTTTGGGCCGTGTAGATATTTGCTCACCAACTGTGGCAGGGGTTTTTGGTTGCCAATAATTGGTGTTGGTGATATCAGTTCCGGGCGGAACGTTAGTAGTAGACACATAGTAGCTGTTGCCATACAATACTGTGGTGCCCTGTGGATAAAAGTTACCGTTGTCCCAGATGTTATCAGGCTCAAACGGCTCCTTCATTATTTCGTTGTATTCTTGAGCATTGACCAAAGGTGTTGCTTTAACACGCCATATGTGTGGTAGCCAAGTTTGACTAAATCCCTCACTGCCGAAGTTGGCTTCTTGTATTACATAATATCTGGGCACCGCCTTTAAAATGCCAGTGTCTAAAGGATGATAGTCTTTTAAGTTTGGTAACTCTAGCACATCTCCAGTCATCAGCTTGCGACCGAAGGTGTCAATCATGTCATTATAATGAAAACTAATAAACAAAGTGTCGTTGTTTAAAAACAGGCCAAATTGACTTAAATTAAAATCAATATCCTGTTGCCTATAAACACCACGCATGATATAAACATCGGGGTCGTATTTGCGATCGCGGTTTTCCAGCAGCAGCAAATCCTCAATAAACAATGGGTTAGATTGATCGTAAACTGGCAACGTAGCATCTGCATCGCCAGCATCCCCAGTTTGTGGACCCATATAGCGATGCACATACATGTCCATTCCACCAACAGTGAACATTTCACTGATGGTACGATCAAAGAATTGGTAATCGTTAGTTCGATTAGGACGGTATAAACTCAAGCGCGGCATAACTATTATTTAGCGGTAGTTTGACAGCAATTAATTTCGAGTATATAATAACATCATGGACGAGTTGTACCAACGTACCACCGACTGCTCTGAACAAATAAAGAACATAAAAAATCGGCAAGCACGTCGAGATCTGCTTAGGATGCTGGGCGCCGTGGATTCTGCACTTAATCGTTTATCTTCAGAAAGCGTGGAGTGTCGCCGGCTAAAACGCTCTACTGCACACTATGAAATGCTTAAAACCCAAGCAACCGAATTAATTGTCAACCTGGAGCGACACCTAACTTTGGCCAGGTTATTGTACAGTTGACCTAAAAACCCTTAGATGTTATAATTACAAAATGCATGTAATTTGGAGCCAGCATGAAAACTTTGAGCTTTAAACCACTAAATCCCAAAAGCCCAGATACCAAATATATTGGGATTGAACCCACCTGGACACTACAGCCCACTGATGAACGTTTTGCCGTCTTGACTCGTGCGTTTAATTGGTACAATTACTTTTACGGAAAAAAAGAAGCCAAAGATTTTGTCTGCCACTACCTTGAAGCACATGATCGCAGTCGGGATGCAAAAAAAATCCGCAGCCTACCCGACAGCCAAATTCGCACCACCACTGGTTGGCTAGCTCGTATGAGCCTCATGGGCTTGCAGTTAGACGAGCATGAACAGATCAAACTTGATAATCTCGTCAACGAATTATTGGTCCTTAAAGATCCAGTTAAAGAAGAAGTTGTTGCCGATGAAGCGGCCACGGCAAAGCCCAACATTCAAGATCGGCTTCGTGAAAAAGTAAGCGAGTGCATTGGAGAACTTGAAGGTTCGTTCGATGAGTTTATTGCCTCGGGCGCCAGGCTCAATGCCGACTACAAGCCAGTAAGCATCATGCGGTCAATGAATATTGCACCACAAATGGTCTATTTGATCAAAGATGTGTGGGCAAAAAAACTCATTGAGTTTGAAGAAGTTGTTGAAGGTCAGGACGCTGACCTGGTCAAAGCCTATGACTACATGACCAAAACACAGCTCAAAAATTGTGTAAAGTTTTGTGAGTTGGTTCTTAGTGATTGTGGATCTTATGTACAGATCAAGAAAGTTGAACGCAAACCGCGCAAGGTCAAGCCAGCAACACCGGAAAAGAAAGCGGCCAAGTTTAAAATTTGCTTGGAATTTGCTGAACTTAAACTAAAGAGCTTGCCAGCCGCACAACTGGTGAACAAAACCGAAGCCTGGCTCTACGATACCAAAAAACGAAAACTCATACATCTTGTTGCCGACGAGTATGCCAAAGAATTTACCGTTAAAAACAATTCAATCATTGGATTTTCCACAACAGAAACCCTGCAAAAAACTCTGCGCAAGCCCGCTGAACAACTTAAACTGATAACCGGCGTTGGCAAACCGGCTGCCCGCAAAGCATTTAAGGACGTTAAAGCTACAGAAACTGCCTGGAATGCTCGTGGCAGTGAGAACCTAATTATTCTTAAAGTCTGGTAAGGTAAATATAAGGACGGAGCGTCATTATATGGCTGAAGAAAATTCATTACAAGTTCTCAAACAAAATCTCATTAACTATGTGCAACTGCAACTGGGCAGTGGCATGATTGATGTAGAACTTGATCCTGAGCACTACGAAGCGGCATATCAAAAAACCATTGGCACTTATCGCCAACGAGCCCAAAATGCCTATGAAGAAAGCTACAGTTTCTTAGAACTGGTACAGGACGTAAACGTTTACACACTACCACAAGAAGTTATTAATGTGCGCCAAATATTCCGCAGGACTTTTGGCAACAGCCAAGGACCCTACGCTACAAACTTTGACCCGTTTACACAGGCCAGTTTAAACGTTTATCTAATGAATTTTAACGTGGCCGGCGGCTTAGCCACTTACGATTATTACACTCAATATGTTGAGCTTGCTGGGCGTATGTTTGGTCAGTATGTGGTCTATACATGGAATCCAGTGACTAAAAAACTACAGATGAGTCGCGACTGGCGCGGCACCGGCGAAAATGTTCTGCTCTGGACTGATAATTTAAAGCCCGAATTTAACCTGTTGAGAGACTTTCAAATCAGCCAATGGATCCGGGACTACATGGTGGCCAACTGCAAGCTGATGATCGGCGAAGCTCGTGAAAAATTTGGCACTATAGCAGGGCCACAAGGTGGCGGCACACTTAACGGAACTGCCATGAAAGCCGAGGCCCAAACACAAATGGACGCATTAATACAGCAGTTGGTAAACTATGTAGATGGCAGTCAGCCAATTACTTGGGTCATTGGTTAACCACTAAATTGACAACAACCAAAAATCTTGCTATTATTACACAATGGCAAGTTTAATGATTGATATTGAAACACTGGGAGTAGCCCCGGCCGCTACAATTCTAACCATTGCTGCTCAAGCATTTGATCCACTGGGCGACGGCTATTTTGATCGGTGTTTCTACGCAAGAATTACTTTAGAAAGTCAAGAAAATCGAACCATCGACGATGGCACCATAGCCTGGTGGGCCACTCAACCCGAAGCACAGGCCGAAGCATTCGCTGAGGAAAATAGAATACCATTGGATCAAGCCCTAGACAAGTTGGGCAAACTAATATGGACCAGCAATTTTTTGTATAGTCAAGGCCCCACGTTCGACATGACCATACTAGAACACGCCTACAAAAGTTACGGTAAACCCATTCCCTGGCAGTACTACAAGGTTCGTGATAGCCGTACAGTATTCTCTCTGTGGCCTGGTTTGCCTAAACCGCCCACAAGTCATCACGCACTTGAAGATTGTCGCAGGCAAATCAAACTGCTACAAATAACACTTAAACACTTAAACGTAAAGGAACTGGCATGATCGTTGGTATTGTGGGCCTAATAGGCGCTGGCAAAGACACCGCCGCTGACTACTTGTGTAATTTTCATGGTTTTCGCAGAGAAAGTTTTGCCAATACACTAAAAGATGCTGTGGCCTGTGTATTTGGATGGGATAGAGTTTTGCTAGAAGGCCGTACAAAACAGGCTCGCGAGTGGCGAGAACAAGTGGATCCCTGGTGGGCCCAGCGTTTAAATGTGCCTGACTTGACACCAAGATACGTGCTACAACAATGGGGCACTGAAGTTTGTCGTCGTGGCTTTCATGATGATATTTGGATTGCCAGCCTGGAAAATAAACTACGCAACAGCCAAGACGATGTGGTGATCAGCGACTGCCGTTTCCCTAATGAAATACAAGCAATTAAACAGGCCGGGGGACTTGTGGTTAGAGTAGTTCGCGGCCCCGAACCCGAGTGGTACGAGGCTGCTCAAAGCGTTAACCGCGGGCCCAACGGCAATGTTACCTGGGCCACCAGCCGTGAACGACTGAAAAAACTAGGCATTCATGCCAGCGAAACCGCCTGGATTGGCACCAAGTTTGATGCAGTATTGGACAATAACAGCACACTGGATCACCTGTATCAACAGGTAAAAGCCCTGGTCACAAGTCCGGCTCAAGATCTCCGGGCTGCCAAGGAAGATCAGATTTTTTAATTTCTTCTGCGCAGTTTAAACATACAGTTTTTAAATTGCGGATACTGGTATTGTGAAGACTGCCATCGACATGATAGACCAGCAACTGAGCTGAGTATCTAGATCGAAATCCGCAACGATCACATGCGGGTTTTTTCTTATAGCCTGCCGACTGCCACCGCGGAGTCGGTGGTTTAATTTTTTTATTTTTCTTAATACATGTTTCGCAGCGACTGCGATAGTGTGGAACACTTTCTTTATAGTAGTTAACAGCACAAACTCGCTGCTGACAGGCAGGACAAATGGGTCTTTTCATCCGGTATTTAAGCAAAACCTTTGCCAAAGGGCGATTAGTCTGGACTCTTTTTTAAAAACCCGCTAAATAAAAGGTATAATATATTTGACTCAAGACACGTGCCTGTTTGATTTTGGCACAGCCAAGAGACAACTATCAAAAATTTTAGGAGAATACAATGGCCCTAATCAGCCCCGGCGTAGAAGTAACAGTAATCGACGAAAGTCAATACATTCCTGCAGCCACCAATAGTGTACCTTATGTGTTGATTGCCACAGCACAGAATAAAGTTTCTGGCACAGGCACTGGTGTTGCCGCAGGAACACTGGCAGCCAACGCAAACAGGCCATATCTAATTACCAGTCAACGCGACCTAGCTGCCACATTTGGTGTTCCTTTCTTTTATAAGACCACTGCTGGAACTCCAATTAACGGCTACGAACTCAACGAATACGGACTATTAGCAGCATACTCTGCACTGGGCGTTACCAATCGTTGCTATGTACAACGTGCCGACATTAATCTTAGTGAACTTACTGCTAGTCTAGTACGTCCTACTGGGGCTCCTGACAACGGAGACTACTGGTTAGACACAGCAGAAACACAGTGGGGCCTATTCCAATGGAATCAAACCACTGGGGCATTTACTAATAAGATTCCAACGGTTATTACCAGTACTGACGATCTTGAGCCAAGCTCAACTGTACCTCTACAAAGCATTGGATCTATTGGCGACTATGCTGTGGTATGTGCTACCGAAGCTACGCTACATAATCTAGTTTATTATAAGCGCGGTGGCCCTAGCACCAGCACCTACAGCTCTACAGCCAATTATTCTAATGCTACATTTGACGGTAACCCAATAACAGATCTCTATAACAATTGGGTATTAATTGGTAACGATGAGTGGCATTGTTCTTGGCCAGCAGTACAAGGAACTGCTACAGAACCAACACTGACCCCAACTGATACCATTGTCATCAACGGTACAACTGTTACCGTGGGTGCTGATGTTGAAACATGCTCAGACAACATCAATGCAGCCGCCATCACCGGGGTTTATGCCGGCACAGTCAGTGGTAAATTGGCAATTTATGTTGACTCAACCGCAACCGATATGGCCGCGGCAATCTCTAACGGCACAGGAACCCCGCTGGCCACATTAGGCGTCACTGCTGGCACCTACAATACACTCGACTTTACAGCCACCTACAACTACAATATGCCACGCTGGAGAACCACAGACACTGACCCACATCCAACTGGTTCAGTTTGGCAAAAAACCAACAATGTTAATTTAGGTGCTAATCTAGTATTTAAAAAATATTCAAGCGTATTGGGCGCCTGGGTTCAACAACCAGTACCAATTTTTGCTAATGGTCAAGACATGTTGTATGCATTGGATCCCAGCGGTGGTGGAAAAAATATTCCCGTTGGAACAACCTGGGGCAGACAGAATCCCAATT